CGCCAGAATCATCACCACTGCGTCCAGATCACTCGACAGGGTGCATGGCTACACTGATGCACTCCAACGCCATGTCGGGCCTATAGCCGAGGTTGTGGGCATGACGGTAGAGGTCGAGCACCACCAAGAATCCGGCACTGATGTCACCCTCGCCAGCCTCGATCAGAATCTGGCGCTCGATCGGCTTGAGCGTCCGTTGGAAATACTTTGTGTTGGCCAGTGCTGGCCTGCCGATCCCGTCGATTGCCATGTCCTTAGTCTCTTATCAAGTATTGGTGTCATCAAGATCATTTGGTATCATTTTCGACCGCATCGATCTGGTAACTAGGTAACTCCCCTAAGGGGGGAGTTACGTTACGTTACCAAGAATCGCTGTTTTGCCCTCGGTAACTGGTTACCAAAAGTTACGTTACAGTTACCAGTTACCACAATGTATCCTGTGGAGAAGTCTGTGGATAACTTGTGTATAACTTCTCATTTCTCCACCTTTCTGATGAGCATTGAGGATGCTTGAACCGGGTCAATAACAATCCAGCCCTGCTCAAAAGCCTCAATAATCTCGGCAATTAAGAGGTCAGCAACAGGCTTTCCCGGCGCACTTGGCTTGATATATTGCCTGGCGGATGCTTCGGACAGGTCTAGTTTCCGGGTCAGATAATCCATGAATGCCGACCGGGATAGATAAGGCTGGCCGTTGCGTTCCTCGGCACCGGAGGCCCACCAGCCGTTTTCAAAGGTTTTTCGGTGGCTGGTGATCTTGCTATCCTTTTTATCAATTACTGGCGGATTGGCCTGAACCACGACTGCGGATGTCACTGGCTGACCGTCCTCGTCAAGCCAGCCGGGGATGGCTACCTGTTGCAGGTCGACATATATAGTCTCGGCCAGTTCAGCGTCTTTGGACTTGCGCTGGACGATCTGGAGGGGCTGGTCTTTTTTGCCCGGCACGATTGAAATCTCGATGTCCAAAGCGCCGCGCCAGGCGCTGGAGCCTCGCGCCCGGTGCTGGGCCTCCTCGGAGACTCCGGTATGGTGGACGAGGATTACCGAGCAATCGAACTCCATCATCAAGGCATTACAGGCATCCAGCATGGTCTTGGCATCTTGGGCCGAATTCTCGTCACCGGCCAGGAAACGGTGCAGGGTGTCGACAACGATGACACTTGGAGAATTTGGCAGCATCCTGACCTGCTCGACCACCTTGAGGTAGCCGGTCGGGGTGTTGAGGTCGCAGCCATCTTTGGACAGCCACATGGCCAGCTTGGAGGTTGTGGCGTTGTGGTGCTTCCAAGCTGCCACCCGACCGCGCAGACCATGGTGGCCCTCACCGGCCAGATAGACCACGTTGCCTGATTTGACCTTGTGGCCACACCAGTCTGGGGTTGAGCTGGCAATGCGGAGGCACCAGTCGAGCACAATAAAAGTCTTGCCGCCACCGGATGGGCCGTGAACCATGATTAAGGCATTGGACTGAAGCCACCGCTTGACCAGCCATGATATCGGAGAGGGCTGGCCTGAGAATTCGTCGGCTGGGATTAGCCAGTCATCTTTGATTGGCATCAGAAGCCCTACAAGATTGTGCCCGGCTTGGGCGTAGTCGTTGGCATCACCGAGGATTGGCGGCATGACCATCCTGGCACCGTATTTGGCAGATGCCTGTTCTGCATACCGCTGGCCCACGCCGGATAAATCATGGTCTGCCACGATCACAATGTCTTGGGTGGCTCCGTGTTTTTCTCTGAGCGTGCCAGTCACCGGCACTAAATTACTGGCGCTGTAGGCCACTACGCAGGGGCGGTTCGTGGCTTCGTGGATGGTCGCCGCGGTAGCGAATCCCTCGGCTACGAATAGAACGCCCGGTTCGTCCATTGTGCCGACCATCCAGTATTTACCGCCCGTCTGACCGCCTGGGTGATAGAGCTTGCCGCCATCGTCATCAATGTATTGAAGGGTGGCGAGGGTGCCATCTGCATCGTATAAAGGCACCATCAACCGGCCATCGCCTGTGGTGCGGACTCCATGCGTCTGGATGCCCTTGCGTTTCAAGTAGGGGTGATCGGGATGGGCGGCTATACCACTGAGCCATATCTTTTCTACCGTCTCGCTGGCTACCTTGTGCTGGCGTTCTTGGGCCGCTTCGCGCAGGACTTTGGACTCGTTGATGCGTCTGGCGTGGGCCATTTCCTCGAATTCGGTCAGCTTTCGGCCAACATCAGCTCGCCATGTGATTTCCATTCCTGCACGCCAGCAGCCGAACCGGCCTGCCGGGATGCCATCGCCGAACACTAAATACCAGCCGGGCTTGTCGCCGTGACCGGGGGAGCCTTTGGTGCCTGACCTGAAGCGGTGAATCTTCCCATCGAAGTGGATCTCGTCCGGTGGCTCCAGACCGGCTGCACGCATGGCATCAATGAGTTGCACGCCGGGCGGAGCCACCAGCTTCTCAGGGGGTGGCGCCCAAGGGCCACCTAAGACATTTTCAAGGCTGGCCATTGACCGCCTCCTGAGCTGTCAAATAATCACTCAATAATTTGACCGTTTCGTAGCTCGGCTGGCTGTCGGGCTGCATAAAACGGTAGACAGTGGCCGGATGCACCCCTGCTTTTACCGCCACCCGGCGCAGATTTGCGTCGGTAAGCCTTTGTTTTACTTCATTAATTGTGAGCATTTATGCTTCCCTGTAAATATATTTACGAATATGCTTGAACATCATATCACAAACGATTATATTATCTACATCGCCTCACCCAGACTTATCTGACCGAGGCACTAAAGGAGAAGCAAAGATGGACACTTCCAAAAAAATCACACTCGCGACGTTTAAATCTTTTGTCAAAAAAAATCGTGAGCAATTGCTGATCAACGTCGGCAGCAAATTTGACGGAATGACCGATTGCGTTCAATCGACAAACGACGGTGGATTTTCCGCAGCACTTAATTCTGACACGCCGTTTAGCAACAATCTCGGCATTGCTGGTGTGTGGCTTGTTGGCGGTTCGCGTGATTATTTTTCCCCGATCAACGAAAACGGACTCAGCGGAATAAGAGCATCAAACTGCTGCGGTTCATTCACGATTGCTGTCCGCAATGCAGCCGAACAGGTGTCAGCATGAGCACCGAACGCTGCAACTGCGGTGCCACCGATTGCCCACGCTGCTATCCGGACAACAAACCGGAGCCAAGCGATCGACATTTGCAGTGGGCACTCGAAGAAGTGGTCGATACGATAACTGATTACGGCCAGTGGCCTGCAAATGGTAGACCTCAATTCGACCTCTACGATTTTCTGCTTGAGGAGCGAGATCCGTCGTATGCGTGGGAAATGTATATAGCCAGTTTTTCATCCGACACCGAGGCATTCGCCAACCGCATCGAGCGTGAGCGCAAACGGGTAGAGGTAATGCTCATTGATCACCTGTCCGATTCAGACATTGTTTACGACCTTGCCTGTTATGCAGCCTCAGAGGACGAACAATGAGTATCTCTGAAGTCTGCTTTTACGCCTGCGTTGTTGGCGGAGTGATTACTTTTTCAATCTTAATTTTTACTGAGGGGAAATAATGGCTATTAAGCTGAAAAATACCGGCAGTCTTGCTGAAAATGGGGTGAAGCTGCTGGTCTACGGTGCCGCTGGTGCTGGTAAGACTACCCTGATTAAGACGCTGCCGAACGTGATTGTGCTCAGTGCCGAGGGTGGTTTGTTGTCCATCCAGGATGCTAATTTACCTTATCTGGAAATCGGCAGCATGGAGGATTTGCGCGAAGCCTTCACCTGGTGCAAGGAAAGCAAAGAGGCCGCGGGCTTTGAATCAGTTGTTTTGGACTCAATCAGTGAAGTGGCCGAGGTGGTGCTGCATGAGGAATTGAAACGCCAGAAAGATGGACGGGCCGCATACGGTGAGATGAACACCACCATGCAAGACTTGATCCGCGCTTTCCGAGACCTGCCCAACAAGCACGTTTTCATGACCGCCAAGCTGGAGAAAAGCGCCGACGAAATGGGCCGAATCCTCTATAACCCCGGAATGCCGGGCAAGTCACTCACCCAGGGATTGCCCTACTTTTTCGATGAAGTCTTGGCGCTGCGGGTCGAGAAGGATGCAGAAGGCACAACCCAGCGTGCGCTGATGTGCGACTCGGATGGACTGTGGCTGGCAAAAGATCGTTCCGGCAAGCTGGAGTCATGGGAAGCACCAGATCTCGGTGCCATCATTGCCAAGATCGCGGCAAAAGCATGAGCGACCTTAAAAGTCTCAGCGCGGAGTGGCTGGTCTGCAAATACGCAGAGGAAAAGGCCACGGCAGATCGCCGCAAGATAGAAGATCAGATGGTCAAGCTGCTGGCTATTCCGCCTGACTTTGAGAGCACCGAGACCGCCGAGCCGGAAGGCTTTGTGGTCAAAGTCTCGGGCCGCATCGACCGCAAAGTTGATTCGGAAAAGCTGCAAGAGCTGGCCGCTGAAGCCGGATTGTCTGAGCATCTTGCCAAGCTGTTCCGCTGGAAGCCAGAAATCAACATGGCGATCTGGAAAGCAGCAGATGAAGCAATCACTCGCCCGTTAGCAGCAGCAATCACGGCCAAGCCTGGCCGCCCGTCTTTTAAAATCACTTTCAAGGATTAACAACATGGCTTTTTTAACCGAAGAATTCAACGTCAACGAACTGCCGCAAGGAAAAGGCAACTTTGATCCGCTGCCTGCTGGCTGGTATTCCGCCACCATCTCGCAAAGTGAACTCAAGGACACCAAGGCCGGGAACGGTCAATACATCAAATTGAGGTATGACATCACCGGCCCGACGCACCAGGGCCGGGTCGTTTTCGGCAATCTCAACATCAAGAATCAGAATCCGAAAGCAGAAGAAATCGGACGGGCGCAGTTGGGCGACATCATGCGTGCCATTGGCCTGGCCAAGGTCACTGACACCGATCAGCTCATTGGCGGCGAGATCGTGATCAAGTTGGAGATCAAACAGGACGAGACTTACGGGGCTTCCAACGAAGTCAAGGGCTTTAAGTCTGCCTCTGGCAGTCCGGCACCGGCTGCTGCGGTGATCCCTGCCACGGCAAAGTCACCTGCTGCTGCTGCACCCACCAAGGCCGCGCCGCCCTGGGCTAAAAAGTAAGACAAAAAAAGCCCCGGTCTGGAATATAGGCCGGGGCAATTGGAGACGATATGCAAATTCCTGAATCAGAGCATAACATTCAAAGCCTGATCGACAAGCACCACGAAGGCCAGTCCGAGGTGCCTCGTTCCCATCTTGGCGCCAGCACGCTCGGCCATGTTTGCGACCGCTGGCTGTGGCTGTCTTTCCGATGGGCGGTGCAGCCGAGCTTCCCGGGCCGCATCCTCCGCCTGTTTCGTCGGGGCCGTGAGGAAGAAGTTAATATTATCAACGATTTGCGTGCCATCGGGATGGATGTTCGGAAAGTATCGAGCCAGCATCGGGTGGACTTTGGAAGCCATGTGTCTGGTAGCCTCGATGCCATTATTGACTCTGGCGTGCCGGAAGCGCCAAGGTCAAAGCATATTGCTGAGTTCAAGACTGCATCAAAAAAGGCATTTGATGATCTGGTCAAACAGGGCGTGGAGAAGTCCAAGCCAGAGCATTTTGTCCAGATGCAGGTCTACATGGCCGGAACCAAGATAGACCGCGCCCTGTATCTGACCGTCTGCAAAGATGATGACCGCATTCACACCGAGAGAATCAAATACGACAAGGCTGTGGCAACCAAGGCCATCGAGCGCGGCAAGCGCATCGCCCTGGCTGACCGGATGCCGGAGCCGATTAATTCAGATCCGAGCTGGTATCAGTGCAAATTCTGCGATGCGCACGACTTCTGCCACCAGTCCAAGACCACGAAACACGTCAACTGCCGCACCTGCGCCCATGCCACAGCATTGCAGGATTCAACATGGCATTGCGCCAGATGGGATGCTGTAATCCCATATGATACCCAGAAAGAAGGCTGCGAATCTCACGTTCTGCATCCTGACCTGGTGCCGTGGAAGCGCAAGGATGGGCCGGATGAGTGGACAGCAATCTATGAAATCAATGGGGTCGATCTGGCAAACGGAGAGGGCGACGCGAATGTTTACACCAGCAAGGAACTGCTGGCTAACCCTGCCGCCTGCGCTGGTGGAGATCCGTTTGTTGCCGAGTTACGGCAGGACATGGGCGGGAGGATTGTGGGGTG